AGTTGGTGTTTTTGGTTATGGTATATCTCAATATGGTGGAACATCGACAGCTCCTCAAACAACTACATTAAATGGATCACTATCTGCTAATTCAGCAGGAACCGGAGGAACTGGAACTAGTATTATTTTAACGTCTGTATTAAATTTTCCAACAACCGGAACTAATTTTATACAAGTAGGTACCGAAGAAATTTCTTACACAGGAGTAAATGCAGCAACAAATACTTTAACAGGAATAACTAGAAATGTTAGAGGAACAACAAATGCCTCTCACAGCACAGGAGCAACAGTTACAGATCACAGTAGTTTTTCTGGTTGGGGTCAATCATCAGCTGACACAGATACTGTAGCAGAACCTGGTCTATGGTCTTTGGACAATTTAGGTAGTACATTGATTGCTTTAATTTTTAATGGTGAATGTTTTGAATGGAATGCAGATTTAACAAATGCTGTAACAACAAGAGCAACTATTATATCTGGTGCACCAACTGCATCTAGAGATATGTTAGTATCGACTCCAGATAGACACTTAGTATTTTTTGGAACAGAAACAACTATTGGAGATAAAGCTACACAGGACGATATGTTTATAAGGTTTTCTTCTCAAGAAAATATTAATGACTACACACCTACAGCTGAAAACAGTGCAGGTACACA